ACTGCACGGACCCTAGGACCAATCGTTCCACATAGTTACCCACGCGTACACCGACTCTACGACTCTTTCGGTAGAGAGATTCTTAGACACTTCCAGAAGTTTAACCGCAAACTTCGCAGGGATAGCCCGCTGAAAACTTCCAAACAATAAGCCTGTTTGAGGCTAGATATCTTTATAGGGAGATACCAGAAACCCGAGATATTTATTAGCCAGAGGCCAGAGCATGATTTCGTAATGAACGGTGAACATTTCAGTTCACGATATGTTTCTGTTTTATACCACGGCGAGAAAACCGTGTAGTTTTACGACTTCGGTCAAGCCTTTCTCCACTGGGGCTTCACTTTGGTTCAGCAAACTCAATCTCGTAATCGTAAACGATCTTACCCGGGACAACCGACGCAGAATAGCCGTCAGTTCCGAAAATGACCACACCAGGATAGTCCTGATCGGTGATGGCCACCGGGTTGGTTGAGTACCACTTGAGCTGAACAGCCGGATCGAACTTGGTAAGCAAGTCTGAGTAGGCATTCCCCATGCATGAGTTGTTCAATCTCATGGTCGCTTCTGCGCTGGACACCGTCAGTGTCGCATCATACGCGAGAGCGAGGTAGTTGTTTCCAACTGTGGTCGTAGCCTGATTGGCCACGAAGCGAGCAGTCAGCTTGCGGACTCTCCATCTCTGGAAGAGTCCCACATAGCTCGAAAAACGATTCACCAATGCTGATGAAGGGCTGCTGTCAACGGAAATGACAAACCTCGACTGAACAAAAGTCGAGGGCGTGGCGGACGAGGCCGTGACGGCGGTCAACGCCAGATCACGACCTTCAATCACCACGGACTGAGGGAGAGTTCCCGCTTTGAAACGGAAATACGTCTCAATCTGCGCACCGGTCTGAGGACCGTGCAAAGCCAAAGCTCCAGAGGGAAGAGGCTGTCGAGCCTTGTTCTTTCTCTGCTTCGAAGGACGGGCGTTAGCCTTCTTCGAATTCACCGTCAGCTGATTGATCGCTTTGATGAGAGCGCCCATCTGGGCAGCCTGGTTTCCGCCGTTAGGCTTCTTCGATTTGTTTTGTCTCTTGGACATGATCGGTAAAATTCACACTTGATTTTATCGGGGTCGCCGAGATCAAAGACTCGCGACTGTTCATCTCAAGGTACACTGCTTCACAAGCGGTGCCCATCCGTGCAGTCTGTAGACATTCTGTCCGCATCACATGCGAAGACTTAGTACGCAATTCCGAAGATCTCCCGGGTCAATGAGATTTGATAACACAGATGGTAATCTTCTAAAGGTAAGCGTTTTGGATGGTGAGCCAAGAAACCCCCTGCTTTGTATTGGGTGTGCTCCCTAGATTTGAAAACTGGTTCCATTCCAGTACTACCATTAGGCGTAGCTTCCCTCATTTCCAGCATGAGTGCCAAATGGCTGAGGGTTGTGAGTCCTCTAATGCCATACGAGCGTAGCGGACCTCAACGGGGCCCACGACTCGTTTTCACCCCATAGATCAACGGCCCGACCGCAATAGCGGACCGTGGGGTTTCCTTCATATTCCAGACGCGCAGATTCAATAGCGTGCGAATAGAGAGAATGGTCAAACTCATCAAGAGATATCTCCCCGAACCCAAGCTTCACAAGCTTAGGACGAGAAAGAGATACGTTGACCTTAGGACGAGTAACACTTCTGTGGACATTACGGGAGTCCGTCTTCACCAGAGCTGCAGGATGCTCAAACTCAGAGCAAACACGACAACAAACACCAAGCTCAGGATTCCAGATCAGACAGACAGAACACTGCCAAGCAGTCCGCGTCCATCCACAGGAACAGTCACGACACATAGGAAGATTCAGGAGACATTCTGGGCACTGCCAGCTCCTGAAGTTTTCTTCGACAGTCTCAACTGCTGTAACTCCGCCTCCATCCGGGCAGCGGAGTTTGGACATCAGTAGACTCGTTCCACTAGGAAGCGAGTGTACCGGACCAGTACTGTCTCGACTCTTGATCGCCTCAAAGCGACTCAACTGAGCCTTATAACAGTCACCCATTGACTTGAGCACATACTCCTCAGCTGTCCAATACGTTGGTTTGCCATAGACATCCCAAGGTGTCTCAAATAACTGAGGAAATACAGCAGCCTGCTGAAAGCAAGGCCCGTTCACGGGAACGGCTTTACCAGAGGCTTCTTGAAGAAGAGCTCCGGCGACAAAGCGCTGCTCAAGTGTGACACATACTTTCCAGTTTGAACCGGTAGCATGGCCACAGAGTTGCCCATCTGATCTACGGCAACGGGCCTTACCGTGACGACACGGAACGCTCTGGCCGAGACCCCCTAGGGACTGGTGGATGAAAAGATTGCGACCTGCAGCAATCCGATCAGCCTCACCGCGAAAACGAGCCATGTACCGCTGCAAAACTGTCCATTCCATAGTGCTGTTGTGACAACCCTGGAGAATTTGAGTAATGACGGTCGTAGGATCGAAAGGCTCATCGAGCTTTTTCTGCCCATGTTCAAGGCCTGAAGCCCGAACTGGAATCTTAAAAGGTGTACCTTGAAGAACATTGCACTGATAAGATTGGCTGTTGATGTTGGCGTAGTCGGTATGGGTGTATGACTTTCCTTTAGACTCCTTGAAACCTAGAAACTTCTCACAAAACTCCCAAAACTCTGCCTCCAGATCATCTGTACTAATACAGAGGCGATCATCTCCGTTGATACGGACACCCTCAAGAATCCTCTCAAGGGGGCGCACATCGCCACAGCGACGCAAATTACTCACGTGGGCTGCTAACACCTCGAAGCACAAGATAGGGAACGATGTTCGCTCTCCCATTAAGGTTCCAAGGGTCTGATGGACAGGTTCAACCACCCCAAGTTCATTCATCGACAAATAGTTCATAGCCGGAGGGTACGAAACTAAATGCTCACCATTACTGGCCTGAATCATTGCTTGAATATGAGGTGGGAGAAACATGATCAAAACATCCATGATACAATCACGAAAGTAACCATTCGTCCCATCAGAAGCACCAGAGAAATCCGAAGAAGCCCATTTGAGGTGGCTAAACGGACCAAAAGCGGAATCGACACTGCCGAAACCACAATTTTCCCTGATGTCAATCAAGTCGAAGGTCGATGGACTCCTGCCGACTAATGAAAAACACGAAACTGTCTTATTGAACTCAAAGATAGATTTTTGGAAGAAGCCACTCATATACTGAAGAGCGGCCTCACCTTTCGTGATAATACGTACCTTGAAGGGCTCAAGTACGCAGGCAACTTTTGCGAGTGCCAAATCGCGATCCGATGCTTTCAAAGCGTCGATGAAGATCTCATTCATCCACACCTTTTCGGCATCTGGGAAATGGAAGGTTTCAAACCACGAATTCTCATATCGAGTTCCGTCTACTACTATTTCTTCGTAAAAGGTGACTGATTTCACTTCGGGTATCTCTTCTCGCTCCACATGTGACAGACGAGCCTGATGAACATCACAATCAAACACAGGAGTGTCGTACGCTAACCCCAGCGCACGTTGTTGCGGACCAAACCCACAAAAATTGATACCAGGGACCACCAAAGGGGCGCCTGGACCAAACACTCGTTCCATGAAATGACCGATCTGTCCAAAGGAAGCACGGTTGCTCTCAACGCAAGCACTATTAGATGCTGCGAAAGGGCGATTCCAAGTTCCTGTATCGAACTGTTCTCCAATAAATCTCGCTGCTCTTTCGAGCAAGGGAAAGATTGTCCGAACCGTTCTTTCAATGACAGGCTTGTCTGTAGCCATACGTTTACCCACGCTGGCCGCGTGTTTATGCATGGTTACCACTGCTGCTCGTTCGGTTAACCGAGCCGCGGCATTCTTCAACTTGAAAGTTGAAGACCACAGAGAAATGTTCTTTCGGGTGAAAAACATTCTACTCTGAGCCCACTTTTTCCAGGCCCCACCAAAGTGATAGCCCGCGACGTCTGGGAGAGGATTTTTCAGAAACTTAGCCTTAAAAAAGCATAAAAGATTCTTAGCTCTTCCCCAGTACGTGATCTCATCGCCTTCAAGCAACCACTTAGTGGCACAACCACTAAAGCTTTGCTGGACTGCGATCGACGCACCAAAATCACCAACTAATTCTGTGAATGCATCTACAAAAATTGCCACGGTTTTCCGTCCCTCAGACTGCTTCCAGCAGACGGGGACAAAAGACTCGCTGACGCGTAACTCTTCAAGTACAACGTCACAAACGGCAGTGAACTCAGGGACTTCTGAGGCACTGGCATGCTCGACATGCTTATCGTTCTTTGCGCGGGGCGCATTGATATCCATCGTCTCAAAAGACATGGGTTCGATAACAACTAATTCTTGCGATGATAAATCGCTCGTAAATTCCTG